ACTGTCCTATATCAACGAGATTGCCGTTTATACCAAGGTAAGTATCAATCCAACCACCAATCTCATCCAAGAGATCTTCTTCTTCTTTGTTTGGATCTGTGGGATTAGTACCTGTTATAACAGAAGAGCCACCAAACTCTTCCACAAACTCTTCTACATTATTCTGTAACATAATAGTTTCTATAGGTTTAGTCTCACCCAATAATCCACCATTAGGTCCGTCTGGGTTTTTGCCAACCAATTCCTTTGGTTCAGGAGAACTACCACCCTCAATAGGATTATATGCTAGTTTACCGCGATCAATAGAATCTTTACGAACTTTAATTCTTGTAAAATATCCACCCGAAACAAATTCGTGTACAGATGATACAATTAAATATCTACCCGATAATAATAAATCAACGTGGTCTGTTTCTTCAATTTCAGCATGACCAGTTTTAGCAAATATAATTTCAACCATAGTTCCTGGTGTTAATCTAACATCACCATATAATTTAACTGAATGTTCTAGTTGTGCCATATTAGACATAATAGATCTTCTTATATTACCAGATAAAGCCATATGTTCATGTATCCCAACTTCACCCATATCTGCTCTTGCTAATGCATTTGTATTGTAATAAAGATTATGAGTACCCACTATATTACTATAACTTAAACCATTAATATTAAAATCAGGATGCATAATAAGATCTTTATCCATCAAAGGTGGTTTATTATCCATAGCATTATAATCGGACAGTTTATATGATTTAGTACCCCAATCTAATATATGACTTCTAGTAGTATAAGCACCATCCTTTAATGCTTTATAAGGAGAGAATCCTAGGTTAGATGATACTTCAAGTATACTTCTTCTTTTATGTGAATATTGTCCGTCCGTAAAGGCTTCACCCTGTTCAAAAAAGTGTTGTTCGTATCTTTCATACGGTTCAGCCGTCACCATTTCATTATAAGAAGTCATAACAACCTTAGAACCGTTAGATGAACCATTGAAGATTTCATACGAGAAATAAGGAGAACCATTATCACTCATTGTCTTAGATAATATTTGTGATATAGCATCCGAGTAAGATATCTTAGGTGGTATATAAGTCATAATACCAGCCGAGGATGTATCCTTTACATCTAACTTCTCACCCTCAATATTATTTTCACGATATAGTTCTTCTAATATTTCAACTGGAGTACCTTTAAGAACATGCTCTACTTTTTTTAATTTTGAGATAAACCCAAATGTAGATATACATCTAATCTTATATACTTGAATATCAGGTTTAGGTCTACCATATAAAGGTATATCAAGGATATACCAATCCGATTGAAGATCTGCGGCTTCTTCACCTTCTTTAATTTGTTTTCTTAATACCATAGTAATCTTTTCATTACCAGTAATATTAAGGTCTTCCATCATATTGATACCATCCGTGATATCAAATTCTGCCATCAGTGCTTGTTGGTATATGGATTCCGTTACAATAACCTTTGAAACTAATGCAGTAATATCTCTTTCTTTGCCATTAGAAGAAAATATTTTAATGCCTAGCTTATGCGAAGAAGGATCACCACCTTCACTTGTTGATGTGGTTTTATGTAAACCTGATGTATTAGCCATTAATTAACTTCTTATATGTACGTGAAAAATCTTCGATATAATGTGATTTTAATACCTTTATATCCATGAATGAATCATTGACACCCACTTCATAATTATAATTAGTTATTTTATATAATGAGGGAATTGGATATATTTCGTCAACAGAATACGTTATACGAGGTACAACAACACCATCAATCGATTCATAATGATGTGCAGATTCGTTTTGATTTTGTAATGTGAATGTGTAATTGCTAGATCCTTGAGAAACAACTTCACCCGAAGTCAATCCAGTAATTTCTTCAGTTGAATTAAAATTGCCCGATAATTCCCCTAATGTTAAACTATTCATATCCAAATCAATATCAATAATCTTTGCGGTATATCCGGTTTCACTTCCCTGAATAGTTTCACCTTTAACAAAGGATTTGGTATAAAATAAATGATCCTCACCGGTACCACCGGAATTAACATAACCAGTTAAAGTATGATATGGATATTTCAATTCAATATAAGTTTGAAGTTCAGTATATCCTTTAGGCCAAGAATGCATACCATTTATAAGGTGATTATTAATCATAAAGAAAGTCCAATAATAATCTGGTGTATCGTATAACTCTTGTGATACCTGATCAGGTCTTGAACCATCTAATATCTGATAATATGTATATGAATTAGAATCATCAAGATTAATAGTTGCCTTGACATGTTTAAACAAATCAATGATAATATTTTTATTATTATTATTATCACCAAAATCATAAGGTGATAATGGAAAGTTTTTAAAGAAATTTGACATGTATTAACCCTTATATAGTTTAATATTGCATTAATAATTGAATATCACCCTGACTAAGAACTTTAGTTTCTTGGAATGATAAAGTCAGATCAACCTCAATAGGAGCACCATCAGAGAATGTTAAGTTTGTTGATGCATTAAACGTTGAGTTACAACCAACAAGGAATGATTCATAGATTTGTGGAATAAATTTATTAACTTGACCATCATGCTTATGAAACTTTATTTCCCATTTGGGCGGGTATGATAAAATAGTATTATTACCAGGTTGTGAAGCAGCATAGATATGTTTCCTGAAGAATTCATGTATATTTTTGATAAGAACAGAGTCTGCTTGACTATCCGCAACAAGTTTGAATTGAAAGGTGTTTGCTCTCATTGTCATATTCTGAAATGTTGTGACAGTATTAGGGTTTATAGCAATACCGTTTTCCTTTTTATAAACATCACCAATTTTATCTACACCAGGAACTCCCGATGATTTTAACATTTGACCCGCAAGTAATGCTTTTAGTTCTGGTGACTGTTCAAGTGCTGCCGTTTTCCCTTTAAGTTTCGATGCAAGTTGATCAGCATTTTTACCAGCCAAATCCCCCATATCACCGAACATCCCCATATCAAATGTGCCATAGGATGCACCCGCAGCACTAACCAAACTTGAAGGACAATATAAAGTTACAGATCCAATCATATCACCCTTTGCTTTACCAAGGGCTTTAAATGTTACAAAGTTTGCTTTAGACTCTGATAAATTTCTTGGATATGTTAAGTTTGCCATAAATTGAATCCGTTATAAATAGTAATATAGTTATTTATATACAATGATTTAAGGGATATTATTATGGCATTTAAAACTCACAAAGGTAAATATAAGGTTAAGAAACCAGAAAAATATCTTGGTGATTATAAATCTGTTACCTATAGATCACTTTGGGAAAGACAAGCATTTAAATGGTGTGAGGGACGTGAAGATATTATTGGATGGCAATCAGAAGAAACTATAGTACCTTATAGATGTAAGACTGATAATAAGATGCATAGATACTTTATTGATTTAAAGATTAAGTTCTCTAATGGTAGAATATTACTTGTAGAGATTAAACCAAAGTGCCAGACAATACCACCAAAGAAACCAGCAAGACAAACTAAACGATATATTAATGAATGTATGACTTATATCAAGAATGAGTGTAAATGGAAAGCAGCAACAAAGTATGCACAAGATAGAGGATATCACTTCGAAATATGGACGGAAGATACTTTAACAGGTTTAGGTATAAAAATATTACTTAAAGGATAATAGTATCCCCAATTTTCCCCGGTGACAGATCTATTATACTACACTTTATTACAAATGTCAACCCCTACTAGGAAATAAATTATGGCAGATTCGTTATTTGATAAATATGAGAAAGAAGCATTTAGATCAGGTATTGCACCACGCACCGCAGAATCACGTAAATGGTTCATGGATAAATTAAAGAACATTAAAGATTTTAATAGAAGATCTATACTAAAAGATCCAAATTTAAAGAAGATGAATAGACCAAGAATTGGATCTATGTATATGTTCTTTTATGATCCAAAATTACGTAAGACATTACCTTACTATGATAATTTTCCATTAGTGGTTATGGTTGCACCCGCTGATGGTGGTTTTTATGGTATCAACTTACATTATGTTCCACCAGTATTAAGGGCAAAGTTATTGGATAGTTTATTAATGACTGTTAATAATAAACGTTATGATGAATCTACTAAGATGAAACTGTCTTATGGATTATTATCCTCGGCCGCAAAGTTTAAGTATTTTAAACCTTGTTATAAAAGATATCTCTTCTCACATATAGAAGCATCAGTGGTACGAGTAGAACCCCCTGAATGGGAACTAGCGACCTTTTTGCCAGTAGCCATGTTTAAGAAAGCTAAGCAGTCAACAGTTTGGCGTGACTCAAGAAAAACTATCCGAGGATAATAATGAAATTCAAGAATCCTATAGCAGATTTATCTGCTCAGATTAATAAACATAAAGGTATAGCAAGAGCAAACTATTTTGCTATAACCTTTTCAGGACCTGCTTCGGTTCAACCCGATACTGTATCAGTAAATGCTTTATGTGAAAGTGTAACACTTCCTGGAAGAAGTATATCAACTAATGAGTTTGCTCCTGTTGGTGGTCAAATTAAACGACCTTATACATTTATCAATGATGATGTAACACTTACATTCTATGTCACAAATGATTTTTATATATACCGTATCTTTGAAAAATGGATGAAACATGTTGTAAATGATGTATCCGGATTTGTTGGATATAGAGATCAATATGCTATGCCAATGACAATATCACAACTTGATCTAAATAACAATGAAATCCATCAAGTGATGTTACATAAGGCATTTCCTATATCAATGGCTATAACACCATTAAGTGTTAGTGATGGTGCATTATCTAAGTTAACCATTGTGATGACCTTTGATAATTTTACAACTAAGGGAAGTAACTTTGAGCAGGTTTCATCTACAGCAGATTTTGGGGATGCATTATCAATACCGAATCCTAACATCGCATCATTACCATATAGTCCATTTGGTGATATCCCAAACCAAGTTGAATTTGATCTAGACTCCGTTAAACAGGGTATTCAAACATCATTGGATGATTCGTTGAATTCTACTATTAATGCCATCAAAGAAAATATAACTTCAACTGTCACATCTATAACATCACCTATCTCAGAAGGAGTAAAAGATATATTGGCGGGTGGTAATACTGGTCTTGGTGGTATCACAACACCATCAACAGGAGTTGGGTTTCTTGACGATATTATTGGTGAAGTTAACACAGGAATTACGTCTATAACTAATAGAGCATCAACGGGTTTATCAAACTTGATTGGATAAAGAATACAATATTATTATTATTACAGGAGAATATAATGGCATTACCTAGAATTAATACACCAAAATATACATTGGTTATACCTAGTACACAAGAAGAAATTGAATACAGACCTTACCTAGTCAAAGAAGAAAAGATTCTTATGATGGGCATTGAAACTAACGATCAAAAGCAAATGATAACAGCATTACGTGATGTCATTTCTGGTTGCACTGACGGCAAAGTAAATGTTGATAAACTTCCTATGTTTGATATGGAATATATCTTCTTAAAGATTCGTGCTAAATCAGTTGGCGAAATTGCTAAGATTGGTGTCAAATGTACTTCATGCGAAACCAAGAATGAAATAGAAATCAATCTAGACAAAGTTAAAGTGTCGGGTGAAATGAAAGGATCTGAGAAGATTCAATTAACAGATGAAATTGGAATTGTATTAAAATATCCTACCGTGAAGGGTATCAAGCAACAATTATCATCTAAAAATGATGACAGAGATAATGCAATGGGAGCAGTAGTATCTTCTATTGAATCTATTTACGATAAAGAAAGTGTATATCTTGCTCAAGATGAAACTCCAGCAAATCTACTAGCATTTCTAGAATCATTAACTTCAACACAATTTGTGAAGATATCAGAGTATTTTGATGATATGCCAAAACTAAAACATGACATTGACTTCAAATGTGTATCGTGTGGTGAAGATAACTCTGTAGTGTTGGAAGGTCTACAAAGTTTTTTTTAGTATGCATGTCACATGATTCATTAGAGAATTATTATAAGACTAATTTTTCTCTAATGCAACATCATAAATATTCTTTATCTGAATTGGATTCAATGATCCCTTGGGAAAGGGAGATATATCTTATGTTATTAGTACAATATATTAAAGAAGAAAACGACCGAATTAAATCTCAAAACAGGTAAAAAATAATGGCAAAGGATAATGATATAACAGATGCAATAGAACAACAAACTGAAGCGTTAAAAACTTCTTTGAATGTTGATGCTGTTACATCTGAACTTAAAAAACTAAATGATGTTTGGAAAGAGGGTGATTCTGAAGTAACAGAAGAAATTCAAGCATCTTCAGTTATGAATGTTAATGCTATGGGTGAATTTGCTAGAAGGAATGAGGCAGCACTTAAAAAGGCACAGAAGGAAGCAGAAAAAAACAGTCCAATAAATAAATTAACAGAATCTCTAAAGGCACAAAATAAAATATTAGACACCAATTTGGTTATGGATGGTTTAAGTAAACAACTTGAAGATCTAAATGCTAATACTACAGAGAATTCTAGACAACTTACCAGTCAATTTGCTGATGTTAGTTCAATATTAGAGAATCCTAGTTCATCTGATGAAGAAAAACAATCTGCTAGTGAAACACTTGCAGCACTTGGTAAATTAGCACAAGGTGAAAAACAACGTAGAGAATCTGAAAAGAAATTAAAATCTTTTGAAAATAAATCTTTAGAGAACTTAACTAAAACCCTAGAAGCACAAAATGAGGGATTACAGGTTTCGTTGTCTAAGGGAGATTTGGGTGCTAAACTTAAAAAACTAAACAAAGATTCAAATGAAAATTCACTTGAACTTGCCAGTCAATTTGCTGATGTTAGTTCAATATTAGAGAATCCTAGTTCATCTGATGAAGAAAAGAAATCTGCGAGTGAAACACTAGAAGCACTTGGTAAATTAGCACAAGGTGAAGAACAACGTAGAGAATCTGAAAAGAAATTAAAATCACAAGCATCAATATGGAATAAGATTAAAGAAAATACCAAAGGAATGTCTGATGGTTTAAAATCACTTGGTGAAAGTTTAAAGTCTAAAGGTGGACTGCTTGCAGGTCTTGCTGGGATAGCACTTTTATTATTTAGCCCAGAAACATTCATTAAAATTATAAATGGTGCTATTGATTTTGTCGTTGATATGTTTAAAGCAATTAATAAAATCGTTGAAGGCGATATTGGCGGTGCTTTAGAGTTGATTTGGAAACATGCAGGAATACTTTCTGGTATAATATTAGGAATTGGTTTGAAGTTTGGTGGTAAAATTATATCAGGATTTAAAGCGTTAAAGGTGGCTGTTACAGCAGTAAGAACTTTTATGCAGATGAAGTGGTTACCTGAAAGGATAGCAGACTTTAAAGGTTTCTTGAAAGGTCTTACGAAGTTTGCTGGTAAGGGGTGGAACCTTCTTAAAAATGCAATGTCTGCTGCTAAAGCTTTTATGATGACCAGTTTTATTCCTGGTATGATGGGAATGTTCTCTTCTATAGGTGCTGCTCTTGCTCCTATATTAGCGGCTATTGCTCCAATGTTAGTACCAGCATTATTGATAGTAGGAGCAGCACTTGCTATTGGATTAGCAATAAAATCATTATATAATGCATTCAATGATGCCTTTAAGACCTTTGAAGAAACTGGTTCTATTATGGAAACATTCAAAGCATTTATATCAGGGCTTGGTGCTACAATGATAGGGTACCCAATGGATCTATTAAAAGATGCAATATCTTGGGTAGCAAGTGCTTTCGGTTTTGATGATGTTTCTAAATCTCTTGATTCGTTTAGTTTTCAGGATATCATTAAAAATGGTATTGGCAACGCATTTGATTGGTTTGGTAATATATTTGCATCAATAGGAACCTCTATATCGAACTTTTTTAGTCCTATAATAGAATCATTTTCAAATATATTTCAAAATATAGGAACACTGATAAGTGAACTTCCCGCTAAAATTTATGGGTTTATACCAGATTTAATTAAAGACTTGGTTTCTTGGGTTGCTAGTGCATTAGGTTTTGAGAAATTTTCTGAATTATTAGATTCGTTTAGTTTCACTGATATATTCCAGAATGTTGTAGATACGATATTGGATACCATTAGTGGATTAATGGATAGTGTTGTATCATTTATCACATCGGTTTTTGATTTTGATTTTATTGGAGCATTAACAAAAGCCATACCAGGTTTTGGTAAACTTGCTAGTTTTCTAGGTTTCGGATCTACAGAAACTAAAGTAACAGAAAAAAAGAAAGAAGAAAAGAAAACTGAACCATTGTCAAAGGAGGAAAAACTATCTAATGACAGAGCTAATGGATTCAGAGGAGAAGGAAAGAGAAATTCTAACGATAGAAGGAAAGAGAGTAAACGTGTAAGAGACGATCAAGCAAAACAACTTAAAGATGCTGGTGTAAAAGACGGAAAATTCCTTGCTGGTCAACTGGTAATCGAAGGAAAGGAATTAACTAAAAATCAAAAGATAGCAAAGGCTAGAAACGATGCACGTGATAAAGCAGAAGCAGAAAAGGTTGCATTATTAACACCAGAAGAAAAGGAATCCTACGAATTTACTAAAGAAAATCCTTTTGATGGTGGGTTTACCATGCCTAAAGATATGGATTCTCGTGTTAAAGCTAAAAATGCTGCTGAGTTGGCTAAAACTGAAAAATGGGGAAACAAACATTATAGGAAAGAAAACGCTAAAAAGGAACCGCTTGATTCTACAGTAACAGATAAATCAACCGAAAAATCTGCATCTTTAGTTAAAGAATCCCCTGAAAAGGAAAGTGGTGGTATCTTATCAAGTATCGGTAATTTCTTTAGTAGTAGTAGTAGTGATGAACCTGTGGTTGAAAAGTTAGAAACACCTGACTCTGGAGTATATACAAGAACCAATGAAAATATCAATGAAAAAGCAGAAGCAGATAAAGAAAGTAACAATATCGTTGTTGCTCCAGGTGGTTGGACTTCAAATAGTAATGCTACTACTAATGTGACAAATTCATCCACCGTTGTTTCTAGTGGAATTACTCCAGATGATATGGTGAAATTGTCGTTTATGAACACTGGATATTAGAAAGAAAAAAAAGGGGACAATTAAGTCCCCTTTCTACTATACCTTGTTATCTATCTCTAACTACCACCATCACCTGATGCTAGTTTTTGAAAGTAACTCATTGTTTCATCCTCTGCTTCCTCAGCAACAGATGCTGTTGGTTTAGCGAACTCTGTTTTGAAACTGGGTTGTGTTGCAGTTTCATCTAATGAAATAGATTCTGCTGTTGATCTTGTAGCACCCTCTTCACCCAAGACTCTTGCTAGTTTCGCTTTCAATTCATCATACGATTTATAGTTTGCTGGATCTGTAAACTCTCCTAATTTATATAACCCATTATAGATTACTTCAAGTTTAGCATCATCTTCATTAAACACAGATGCTGCCGAAAACTCTGATTTATCATAGTTACGATATCCCGCAACTTGTTGAATCTTCAACTTGAAATCTGCACCTTCCCAGAAATCGAATGGGTTTAGTGGTGTTTCATCCGCAAATTGTGGTTGCATAACATCCATAACTTTGTCGAAAATCTTTTTACCATATTTGTATAAGAATATTTTACCTTCGTTAGCGGGGTTACCTGGATCAGAAACAATCATGATATTAGACATATAATGTAAACGTCTTTTACGATCACGAGCAATTGCTTTATCTTCATCACGACCAGTATTCCATAAGATTGTATTTGCTTCTGAAACTGGATCTTGTTGACCAATTGATGTTAATGAATTCTCGATATACCATTGACCAGATGGACCTTTGAACCCATGATCAAAATAACTTACCCAAGGGAGATCTTCACCTTCAGGTGCTGGTAGAAATCTAAATACTGCATAACCATTACCAGCTTTATCAACTGTTGGTTTCCAAAGTCTATCATCCGCATAGTTTTTCTTTTCACCACCACCAGCAGCTTCTGCTGCTTTAGTTAATGATGATATATTAGCACGGTTTCTTTTTAATGAATCAAACGACATATTATTTTCCTTTTATATTTACTGAATTATTTACTGAATTATTTACTGAATTATTTGTAACACTGAATTATTCACACATACTGCATCTAAATTTACCTCCTCTGTCTACTAACTAAAATACTATTATACTATACAGTAGTAAGATTGTCAACACTTATTTTCACTTCTTTCTCTAAATTTCAATTTGTATAAATAACACTATAGAAAGACTATTATATAACAATAATCACTTTTTGTCAAGCAATAAAAATGCCAATCACGATGCTCGAACATCTATTGGCTCTAATCATTCTACAGTAAGGAACTACCATGACCAGCACAACTATTTATACACCAATCACTCCAACATTTCTTTATATCAAGCAACACTCCATAACTGGTAAGAAATACTTTGGTAAAACTACTAGAGATCCCTATACATATCCAGGATCAGGGTTACATTGGAAACGACATATCAAAAAGCATGGTAAAGAATTCGTTGAAACCCTTTGGGTATCTGAACCATATTACGACACCAACATCACAGAAATTGCACTACAGTTATCTATTGAAAACAACATAGTAGAATCCAATCTTTGGGCAAATCTCATTCTTGAAAATGGTCTTGATGGTGGATTTGGTAATACAGGCAAGAAACATTCCGAAGAATCTAAAGCCAAGATATCTGATGCTAATACTGGCAGTAAACGCTCTGACGAAACCAAAGCAAAGATGTCTGCTGCTAAAAATCATATATCTGACGAAACTAGAGCAAAGTTGTCAGCTGCTAATAAAGGTGTTGCTCAAGAAATAGTCCATTGCCCACACTGTTCCAAAAGTGGGGGCCTTAGCCTTATGAAAAGATGGCATTTCGACAACTGCAAATCTAAGATTTCATCGCTATGACGAGAAAACTTTAAGTATAATATTTTTAAATTTATTATTATCAATATTGATGAATGATCCGTACTTACGAATCTTCCTTGATATATCTGGCCACACAATGGTTTCTGTAATCTCTTTATCTGCTTTAGATAAAAACTTTGTTATGTGATTTAGTATCACTACAGTTTCAATTGATATCTCTTCTGATATCAAAGATGTTATCACAACAGGATGTCCGTTAGAACAATCAAATAATTTATCAAATGATCCTGCCGTGCTTTCAAGTTTACATATATCCTGTTCAAAGTTATATGCTAATGATTGTGTTCTCCTTTGCCAATCTTTAAACACTGCTTCATCGTTTATCATATCACCTATCCATTTGTTATCAGCAACAAACTGTGAAGCATAATAACCAATCAAATCATCTGTATCATCAAATTGCTTTCCTATCTTAGCAAAGAAATATTTATCCTTCCTCTTCCAGAATGTTTCTGGTTTTGTTGAGGTCTTGAAGTGATACTTAATACAATCATACGAGTCAGAGTCGAAATGTAACTTTATAGATTGATATAACCTGAACGATGTAAATGGTTCGATCATAAAGGTAGAATGTGAGAATTGGATCTAAGTAATCTATTAGAAACTGCTTCTGCTTCAATCTTGTGTAATAAAGATGGTGTAATCAATTTAGAAATCTCTGTGATCTCATACTCTAACTCATCACAGATATAAACACACGCAGCAATATAATCATATCCTTTTAAGATTTTCTCTTCTACCATATAAGAGAATTCCTTTGGTGTTAATGGTATCAATTCTAAATCTTTTTCAATCTGCTCAACCATATTTGTAGACATATTAAACATCATCATATTATGCAAACACCCTTAAAATTATAGTATCGGAATTAATTCTACCATTTGGAACACTAACCTTTGTTGTCAATAATTTCCATGCAGTATCAATTTGTTTAATTGTTTTCTTTTGTGCAATTGTTAAGAACTCTTCCGGTTTCCTTAACTTAGTTTTCCTTGACACATCACTCACGTTCTGTAATGTTGTACCCTTAACTTCAAACCCCTTAGAGGACGTAGAAACATATTCTGATATTTCACGAGTCTTAGAGTTGAATACAAACAATCTCATTGCACCAATGATGGAACTAACTTGGATAGATGATATTTTAAATTCCAAACTCTCTTTTTGATATTTAAGTTTCTCCAATTGTTTGCTAACCGATTTAGGTTTTACCACTCTAGTTTTACGAACTGCCTTAGATGCTGATAATACTTTATCCAAATCCCCTAACATTACGTTAATAATATCAATTCTCTTTCTGATAATTCTTCTTATAATATGTGAATACCCTTCAACAGCTTGTTCACATGTATTATTAAAGGCATCTGAATATTCAGATAACCAAGTCATAAGTCTTGCTCTTACAGGAGGCACAGATGCTCCAGTTAAACCATGACCCTTAAATGCTGTATATAGATCTAGTTTAGATACATCCTTTTTATTATCAATCCAAGAATCTTCTATAGTGTCTAGATCAATCATCACGGTTTTATTGATTTTATTCAATAGTCTTTCTTTAGGACTTATTACAATAATAGGTTTTGCATCAATAGTAGTTTCTTTGATAAGGGATTTACCTTTTATTATAGATGAGATTAAAAAGTTTGATATCGCTTTATCACCATCATAAAATATTTCAATATCCTTTGTGCCGTTTTTAACTGTTCTTGGTTTAAATGTATTACTCAAAGCATATTTCCAATGGATACAAGCTGCAATATGAGTATTCATGGTGAATACATATTCGGGACATGCTGAAATATATTTTTGATCTTCCTTAGAACAGGTTTGATGGATATAATCTTTTATAATAGTTGATATCACTTTCTTATCAATATCGGTATGAATATACCTTTTAAATTTTTCAAAGGTATCGGTAGGAGCACCCGCTAAACCAGTTTTGATTCTGGTAACAACCTTTTTCTTCTTTTTAACAATAGCCATAATATATTTCCTGTATTTCTCAATTAAGTAAGACTAATTATACCTTATCTAGAACTAGATGTCAAGTTTTATTTTTCATCATCTGATATATCATCATAATCTATAATCAAATCGATTTCGTCTTGATTAAATTCTTCACGATAAACTTCGTATTCGTAATATTCATCTTCATTCATAATATATTTCCTGTATTTCTCAATTAAGTAAGACTAATTATACCTTATCTAGAACTAGATGTCAAGTTTTATTTTAGTCAGGAATTGCTTCAGGGTTGTCCCAATAGAAATCGCTTAGTTGTTGTGGTGTAAATGCTTCAAGATCATAATCATCGTTGTCATCTAATGGTAGATCTTTGTAACTACATTCAAAGGTCTTTGTTAAATCTTTTTTGTTTTCACTGTTCATAATATTTATTTCCTATCTTTTTAAAGTATAGGTAATTATAACCTAAATCGACATCCATGTCAACACTTATTTTCCTTATTTTAGAACTTTAAACTCCGTCACAGAATCTATCCTGAATGATCTCCAATCTTCAGTAATAATGTCATAAACCGCAATGGTTTCGTCAGACATTTTTCTAGTTGATGTTCCTTTAGGTTTTTTATCTTCAGGGATTGCTTCTGCTTGAAGTGTACAGGTCATTACCCTTGTATATCCATCAACTTTAGTAAAGGTTACCTCGCATATGTTAGATTTTAAAAGGTTTCTATAGTCATTCATATCAGTTCCACTCATTGTCAATTTTAGTTGTTTCATTATATACATCACTATAATGGGTTTTTGCAAAAGATTCAGAATCTTTCCAAACATTATGGTTCACATCTAACTTCGCTAAGTTATTATTAATAGTCATTTCAGACTTTAGGAAGTTCTTATATGCCTTGGATGTTCTTGGAAGTTTATTCTTTGATGTTAGTTTAGTTTTAAACTCAGATTTTGAATTTAGGTTATTCACTGCGTTTCTTATTAAGTCAATACGATTCTTCATTATATAATTCTCTTGTTAGATCTCTAGTTGGTTTGCATTTTAACGAACCCTTTGATGTTATTTCTAGTATACTATTTTTAGAATCTATAACATCGCTTTGTGTAAATTTTTGAATCTTTGAATTTACATCACTTTTAAAATTGTCGTCACATTTAAAATTCATCGCTCTCCTAATTATTGATTATGTTATAATTATAGCATATCATCCTTTAAAAGTCAACTCTTATTTCCATTTTGTGAAACAGTAAGATTATCCTGTCCCTCTAGAAGAAGAACGGGTATTCTCATTTCTTGATATGCCTGTTGATTGTGGTGTGATCCGTATTTCTCAACGAACTCCACGTATGATAGAACAAGTGAATCTTGCTCCATGTCAATGATATAATCTGTAATTTTACTCATAAAATATATATATTCCCATTTCAAAATACTATTATACTATAGTATTGAGGTGATGTCAAGCGAATAATTTTAAATTAGTGTTTTATTTGAAAATGTGGTCCATCCGGAAAGTTTTTCCAATCGGCACCACATTCGATTTCAACACCAAGTTCTGAAGCAGCAACCTTCATAGCATCTGCCAGTTTATGATATAAAGGCCAATCCCACCTAACCTCTGTTCCTATGTACGCAACAAGATCAACTGCCATTCCTGTTAAATGCCGACTTCTCATTGTCTTGCTTGCACCTCTATCAAATAACTTTTGCTGTCTTTCAAGTGACCTTACACCCTCAGTTACACCAAAGTCTATTTCAGTTATTTCTATTGCTCTTTTTACAACACTTTGTAATCCTTCATCTACCCCAATCAGTTTCTTCTTAGACCTTCTACTTAACTTGAATTTACTCATGATACATCATCCTCTATTTTAGATTCTTCAGGTTTAGGTTCTTCGGTTTTACCAAAGATTTTATCCCAATTGTCTTCGAATTGTTTTCGGTCACTTTGTTTTCTAGGGGAACTTCCTTTTCCCCCATGCCAACTTTTTGTCATAACTAACCTTTATAAATTTTTAGTAAATGTGTTTCAAATTGCTCTACCTTTTCTAAACGATTCGGCCATAGTATATATTCCTTTTCAGGGTTCTTTTTGAGATTATTAAGTAATGGCACCACAGCATTGTATAGTGCATCAATTTTAGTTTGTAGATCTAATGCTGTACTTTCGGTTTTAAGAACTTGATTAGTTGCTTGTTGCACAATATCAAGTTCTGCCTCATCTACAGCGGTAAATCCAAAATCGAATATATCATCTATCATCTAGTTTCCCACAACATTTTTTAGGTTTAACTTCTTCTTCTTCTTCAATGAAATCATCATCAAAATCATCGAACATGTTATCACCTTCTTCTTCATTATCTTCACTATACAATTCATTGATTAAATTTAGTCTAGCAATAACTTCATCAGAATCCATCCAAATATCTTTATTATTTAGGATAGATTCGATTTCAACTTCAGTTAAGAAGTCTTCATATATCTCTCTTAATAGTTTTTCTGACCACTTCTTTTCGTGTATAATATTATCATACATTTCCCCACCCTTGCCAATAGTACCACCAGAATAATTGTGGAACATAAACATAGAATGATCTGATACTTCATAACTAGAACCTTGAAGAAATATCATTGTAGCAGCAGACATACAAGCACCTTCAACAGAACAAATGACACTTGCTTCTGTTTCTTGAATAGATCTTATCATTTGAATAGCAGTGAATAAATCACCACCAAACGAATTGATATGTATCCTAACGATATCACCCTTAACAGCATTTCTGATTGTATCAAACCAATCAATATACTCAGATGCTTCTGCTATTTCACCTAATAGATAAAACTCGTGAAGTGCTCCACCTAAAGGTCTATTTAAAAAACTATTGGACTTTTGATCAGATCCCAAAATCATCCCTATACTTTCACTTCCCATATTATATCCTATCTTATAATTAAGTTTCTTCAACTGTTAATGTATCCCATTCACTTGCACGGATACTTATAAAACAACCACGAACCATCACCTCAATAGGATCTCCTAAAGGTGCTACTCTTATAACCTCAACAATAGTATATGGTGTCATACCGAAAGCTAATAACTTCTTTCTGATATCACTCTTAGCAATCTTTAGTATTTTATATTTCATAAATTAGGATATCTTCGACCAAGCATCCCCAGTCCTATCGACTTCAATCATTGCCGTATATTTAATTTACCTTTGTATAACCGCTATGATAAACTCTTCAGAGATAACGACACGTTGTTCACCATCAACTTTCACTGGTGTACTCTTTGCCCAATCTAATAAGATTTCATCACCCACAGCAACCTCATTCACTTCTGATCCAATCTCAAGCACTCTACCAGTTTCATTATCAGACATACCAGAAGTACCTTCAATAATAATTCCTGATGATGTTGTTTTTACACGTTCAATGTTTGCTACTAATACATTCTTTTTCAATGGTGCAAATTTCATAATTTATCTCACTTTTTAGTTTTTATAAAAATCTTTAAATCCTAACATACCTCAATCATCGACTGTCTTGACAGATTCCTTTAATTTGACAGGCATTCCCTTTACTAGTCGAATAACACTCTTGGCATTGTGTCCTTTACCAATGCGTTTAGCATCAGCATCATCTTTAGCAATGAACTTACGGACTTGTCCATTACGCATCATCATTTCGTATTGACCTTCTATTATAAAATCTTTAAATCCTAACATGCCTTCAACTGCTAATACTTTATCACCAGTTTTAAAACCTTTTTTTCTCATTACTGTTTTAGCAACAAGATTTACTTCTTTATTCTTTTTATCATATTCAATATGAACTGGGATGTTAATATCAGTACTCATTGATTTCACTAACTCTTCAACCTCTTTACCACCACCAACTTTAGATATTTTTTTACCAAACTTCTTATACAGATCTTTATATATGCCCACCAATTCATCGGGTGTAATCTGTTTCTTATTTCTTGCATCATTTAATCTATCAAAGAAATGTTTAGTAAACACAACATCAACTCCAAGTTGGTCGAATATTTTATCAAGAGATTTCTCTATGACATTAAGTTGTGACTTTGTGATTTTATCATCCATACTAGTTATCCTATTTATTATTTATTATTAACTATTAGTATTTATACAATGTTCTTGGTTATACATTTCAATAGTGTCTAATAATTGGGGCGCCCAATTATCTCTATGTTCAATAAACACTTGTGCTGGTGCGTTATCTACTGCAATAATTGTTACTAGTTGTGTAATAGGTATCCCAGTTCTTTCTTCCCACATAATAGCATACGCGGCTTCTTGAATATAATAATTAGATATCCATGCTTCCTTTTTAGGTTTAGTTGATGTTTTATAATCTATAATAGACATAACACCATCGAATTCACCCACACAATCTACACGACCCGCTAACTTTAAATAGTCAGAGTATAGAGCAAACTCTTGACCATATATTTTACCCATTCTAGTATCAAGGATATCTTTCACTGCTAAGAAAGATTGTATTACATTAGGCATGAACCCTTTTCTATAATCAGGATTGTTCTTTACATATTGTTCTATAATAGAATGGACAGCAGTGCCACGAGTAGAAGCACGATAAGATATTTTATTTGCCTCTTCTTCTCCTACTCGTTTACGCCATGCCTCAATACTATCACGACCTAGTATTGATAATACAGTAGTGACAGAAGGATACAAAGTACCGTCAGGTGTCTTGTATTTTCTACCACCACCATTATATACAACATCTAGATCTTGATAACCAAAATCTATATCAAGTTTTTCAAATAATTTCATAATTTAATAAGGCACTTTGGTTATTATACTTTTCCTTATTTTTATCAGAAGGATCCCGCATCTTCTTAGGAGTGTTGCGTTTTATTTCATCTTTAAATTTATTTTTAGAATCGTATTTTGCTAGTTTTTTTGACATAATATTTTATTTAATTCCTAGGTGTTCTTTAGTCATAATATATTCACGTACAAGACCTGAACGAACAATGTCTTCCCATGTGAATTCCACAGTTTCAAAGTATTTCATGTTAGTAATAATAGACATGAACTTTAAAATTCCATCTCGATCTTTATCTTTAGAGAAGTCAGATTGATAATAATCGCCACACATTATAAATCTACAGTTCTCCCCTATACGGGTAATAACAGAATCTAGTTCGTGAAAATTTAGGTTCTGCATTTCATCGACAATGATAATAGCATTGGTTAATGTAATACCCCGTATGAATGATGTTGATGTGAACTCTATTGCCCCTTGATTTACAAGAGCATCCCAAGCATTAGGTTCTTCTATGAGTTCACTTACAATACCTCTATAAGGTGCTGTATAAACCTCTTGCTTTTCTTCTTCTGTTCCTGGTAAGAAACCAATATCTCTAATCGGAACAACGGATCTGATAATAACCAATTTATCATATGGTGTATCTTTATCCAGAATTTCTTCTAGTGCCAGATACATTGCAATAAAGGTTTTACCAGTACCAGCAGAACCATTCAAAGAAAGATTCATTCCACTATTATATGCTCGGAACACTTTCCCTTGATTCTCGGTAAGAGGTTCTAAAGATGTTAGATTTTCTAATCTTATTTTAGTTGATTTACTATTCATTATTAGTTTTTTGTATGAATACTGTTGCCTTGTCCAGAACCTGATTTGATTTTCTTTAGAACATCATTCCAACCATCTGAAGTTTTTGATAATACACCCCCTAGTTCATGAACTATATGAGGTGAAACTGCAATATATGCTACTTGATCTTTATTGTCCTCTAGGTAAATCTCCCTTGCTGATATTTTCATAAACTTTTCTGTGATTTCTCCAGTGTTTATATTCTTAAACATATAGGTTGGCATTCATATCCTCTATTAGGTTTTAAGACAATCTTACTACTGAAAATATATTATACTATACAATAGCAAGATTGTCAAGACTTATTTACGCTCCTAGAAAGAAATCCTCCAAGTCTTCAATTCTAGAATCAAGGTACTCTCTCTTCTTTTGAAGATCGAATGCCTTTTTGTTTTCACCACGTTTTTCTAATCTCCGCATAAAGTATCCTAGTTCCCTAGAATCCCTCTTTAATCTTTCTACTTGAGGTCCATACATATTCAGTTTCCTGTATATATTTTTACTGTATTTAAAATGATTTAACTGAGAAAACTTTTACTCCTTGTTGCATGGGTTGGCATAATATATTTACTGCTTAATCAATTCTGGAAAGACTTCGTTAACTAAAGACTTTGTAATACCTTTATACACACTAGTCAGTTTCTTATCTTTCATTAGAATAACTAACTCTGCTTCCTTTACATGAACACCTTCAAGGATCTCAATAAACATTCTTTCAACTTTCGGTCTTTGTAAAGCATCACCTTTACCACCCTTAACAAAATAAGAAAATCTATTTGTCACATGTTGTAGTGTGGTTCTAGAATATCCAACAGGAGCATCATCTTGATTAAATGGTGGTGATCCTTTAGGTAAAGTAAATACAATACCATCATCAAATGAACCTCTTAGAATGTCTCTTAATGCTAGTGTATTATTCTCTTTTAAAAATTTTATCTTTGCCTTTTTAGTCTTCAATAAGACTGCTTTCTCTAATACCTCGTGTATCATTAGTATCACGTAAATTCTCCTGCACATTCGATTAATAAACTACAACGGTTCTTTATAAGATAATTTAATACCTTTAACTTACTACTAACTTTCACATTAGCAACTTCTTCTTGGATATTTGACACAAGATCTTTAGGTATCTGTGTTAGATCAATCATCTTACGGTTTCTACAGAAGTTTCTATATGTTTCTGTTTCCATAATAGTATGCATATCATCAAGATTGTCAATTGTATACTTTGCAATCTTCTTTTGTGTCATTGGACTTTGACGGATACCTTCAGAAAATGTATTATCAGGACTCAATACATTTGGCACACCATCACTTGAATCACCCTTTAATAAGTGTTCTAGTAGATATGCTTTAGGATCTGGGTTCTGTATAAATTTCTTTGTGATAGGACTATATTGTCTGATATTGTTGAATTGATGTAACTGAATGAAATCTTTATCACCGGATACAATCATCACTTTATCATGTTGTCCGAACTCTTGGGTATCTAATGCTAATACACCAATAATATCATCTGCCTCACATCTATCAACCTCTACAACCTTATAAGGAAAGTTCTCCTTTAATTCAAGTTTAATTTTATCAATAATCACAAAGATACTTTTCCAATCAATAGGTGATTCTTTTCTTGCCGAAGCCCGTTTAAATTTATATTCAGGATAAATCTCTTTACGCCATGAATAAGAATCTATAGCAATTACCATTTGACCATATTCGGTACGGAATCTTTTATTATACATTCTGAGTGAATTCAGAATTGTATGTCGGATATCGTCTTCCTTTGTTAGTTTTTGAGCAACAACATTGCCAATAGCAATTGCTGAGAAATCTATAATAATCATAATATGTTTCCATTTTTATTTTGTAAGACTTATTATAACTCACATTCAAGGCAAAGTCAACTCTTTTACATGATTTCTATGGATCTTCGCTTGTACTATTCCATTATACCATAGATCAGGATGTAATAATACTTCACGGAAAATCTGTTCCCTTAATTCTACATACGACAATGCACCCTTAGATTTGCAATAAAACAATATCTCTCTTGTAAAGTTTTCTGCTCCTAGTGAAACCACATCAGACGACAACTCTACACTGGAACCATAATAAGTTTTCCAATCAGATTCTACTTGACTCTTAATCTTCTTACGTTTCTTTGTTCCATCCTTTAAGGTCACCATCTTGTACTTAGTCTTAGCAAACTTTGCAAGTTTCTTACCAATATATTTTCTATTATTGGTAAGATTCGTCACCATATAAACGAACCCGACACAATCATCGGGTAATGTTTCTACTAAAGTATTCTGGTGATACCAATCATTATTCAAAATCTTCATCATCAGATTCATTCAAAGGAATTTCATAACCTTCTTCAAAATCTAAATCATCAATATTTTCAGTACCACAATAAGGACAGTATCTAGTTTGAACATTTTCTAGTACTGCCATAGTAGATCTTATTTTATATTCCATTTCACATGCATTACATGTGTGTTCTATTTTATCCATATCACTCATTTCCTTTTT